AGAGAGTGATGAAGTGGATAAGTGTTAAAGATCGTTTACCAACAGACTGTCAGGCAGTGCTCATTTGGCCTGAACCGGATGTTGACGAAGCTAGATATGCCTTTACTGGAGAATACCATTCGTCTAATTTTGAAAGAGGAAATACGGAACACAAGGCAGGATGGTATGTTGAAACCTCAGACGGCTGTTCAAGTTGTCTGAAACCCATTCATGTAACTCATTGGATGCCGTCAATCGACTTAAATTCTATTTTATTCGGGACACCAACAACAGGAGAGAGTGATGATAATTAAAAAAACGCGTGACGTTAGTTTTTGCATTTACATTGCTGGAGATTTTAATAGGGCGGTGCATTTGTGCGAATCATTTTGCTTACAAGGTTTTTGCGTGACGGTTGACAAGACGACATTTGTTTACAAATACGGAGTAGAGCGCGGTGTAAAAGTCGGCATTATTAATTATGCTCGATTTCCATTGGACGATGATACTTTACTTAATCATGCAAAAGATTTGGGCAATCATTTAATGCTGGGATTAAATCAAGGCTCTTTTTCCATTGTTGGAAACGATCAGTCTTGGTTTTGTTCGCGCAGGGATGGTGATAGTGAATAGAGTCGTTTCTTGGTTTTCTTGTGGCGCGGCGAGTGCAGTAGCGACAAAACTTGCAATTCACGATTGTAAAAATGTTGTCGTTGCATATTGCGAGGTCAAAGAAGAGCACCCCGATAATAAAAGATTTTTGCGCGATTGTGCAAAATGGTTCGGTCAGGAAATTTTGGTTTTAGGCAACGACAAATATAAAAGAAGTATTTACGAAGTTTTTAATAAAACAAATTATTTAGCGGGGCATGGAGGCGCAAGGTGTACTTTAGAGCTAAAAAAGAACGTCCGCAAACAATTTGAAAAACCTAATGATACTCAGGTTTTTGGCTATACAGTAGAGGAACAGAATAGAGTTGATAGGTTTATTGATGCCAATAACGAAGTCAATATTATCACGCCTTTAATTGACAGAGGTTTAACAAAGCAAGATTGTCTGGCCATCGTGCAAGACGCAGGTATAAGACTTCCCATGATGTACGAGCTTGGGTACAAAAATAACAACTGCTGTGGGTGCGTGAAGGCGCAAAGTCCCGCGTATTGGAAAAAAATACAAATTGATTTTCCAGATTATTTTGACGCAATGGTAGAGCAGGAAAAAAGGCTAGGGGTTAAGATTTGTAAAACAACGGTGGATGGTGTTGCTGATGTAAGAATACCTTTGACAGAGTTACCTGCAAGAATTAGTCCGATGGATGATTCTATTGATGTGCAGTGTGGGATTTTTTGCCACATGGTAGAGAATGAAATTAACAACAGGAGAGAGTGATGATAGGTAAGTACAAAGAGGGAATAGATGATTTCATTGAAAACCATCTGGATCGAAACGACTTTGCATTTCTGGTATTACTTAGAGATGAGCGATTGCGTAAGCAATCAATGGAAGATATTAAAGATAAGTTTTGGGCTTTTTGGGAAGCTAGGGAAGAGGAAGGGGGTGATGACTAAGTGCCATCCACCGGAGGAGTAAAGGTCGGCTCATCATACGATGAGGCTAGAACCCGCAAAATGAACGCAGAGGCCGAGGTTGCTGAGTTGACCTTGGAGCAAATTCATGGGACATTGGTTGCGGCAGACGATGTTGTTGCTGCGTGGGAGGATGTGTTGGGCGCGTTAAAGTCCAAGTTGCTATCAATCCCGATTAAAGCCGCGCCCGTAGTTGCTGCGGAAAGCAACACTAATTCATGTAAAGCGGTGCTAGAGGATTTGATTAACGAGGCACTTGAGGAATTGTCAAATTATGACCCAAAAGTTAAAACGAGCAAGGATGAAAAACCTGATAGCAAAGGCAAAAAAGGCAATTCAGGTGCTAAAACCGCCTCCAGTTCTAACGGTAAGCGAGTGGGCAGACCAAGAAAGACGGCTAGACTCGCAAAGTAGTGCGGAGCCTGGTCGATGGTATACGTCAAGGGCTGAGTATCAGAGAGAGATTATGGATGCTTGCTCTGATGCGGGTATCGCAGAGGTTGTTGTTATGGCTGGTGCTCAGTTAGGCAAGACCGAAGCCATCCTCAATATCATTGGTTATCATATAGATAATGACCCAAGCCCTATGTTAGTTCTACAGCCAACGCTAGACATGGCTCAGGCGTTTAGTAAGGATCGAGTAGCCAGTGGCCTACTATCGTCAACACCCTGCCTCAAAGATAAAGTAAAAGACCCACGCGCCAGAGATTCTGGCAACACTACCCTGCATAAAGTATTCCCTGGCGGCGCATTGACCATGGTTGGCGCTAACAGTCCATCTGGCTTGGCATCTCGGCCAATCCGCGTTGTTTTGTGCGATGAGGTGGACAGGTATCCCGCTAGTGCTGGCTCGGAGGGTGATCCTATCCAGTTGGCGCGAAAGAGGGCTGCAACATTCTGGAACCGTAAAATCATCATGGTTTCTACGCCGACTAACAAAGGTGCATCGAGAATAGAGACTGCTTATGAACAATCTGACCAGCGTCAGTACCATGTACCATGCCGACACTGTACCAAGGGTCAGGTTCTTAAATGGTCAAATGTTCATTGGGAGGCTGATAAACCTGAGACTGCGAGTTATTTGTGCGATAATTGCGATACAAGCTGGTCGGAAGCTGATCGAATGTGGTCTATCCGCAACGGCTACTGGGTTGCATCAAAACCATTTACAGGTACGGCGGGTTTTGCTATCAATGGGCTTAACTCTCCGTGGACTCCACTAGCTGATGGGGTCAGGGACTTTTTGTCGGTAAAGAAGAACCCTGAGCAGTTGCGAGTGTGGACTAACACCTATCTAGGTGAAACGTGGGAGGATGCTGGTGAGCGAATAGATGACTATGAGTTGGCAGAAAGGCGAGAGGAAATGCCTTACCTGCCAGATGATGTAATGCTTATAACGGCGGGCGTTGATGTTCAGGATAACAGGTTGGAGATTGAGACTATTGGATGGGGTCGGGATGATGAAAGTTATGTGCTTGATTTTGGTGTGCTGTATGGCGACCCAAGTACCGCAAGATTATGGGCAGATTTGGACTCGCTCTTACTCCGCGAGTATCAAACGGCCAACGGAAGGAAGCTAGGTATTAGGGCGGCGTGTGTCGATTCTGGTGGTCACTATACCGCATCTGTCTACGCATACTGTAAAAAGAACTATGGTCGCAGGATATTTGCGATAAAGGGTATTGGTGGAGAGGGCAAGCCCATAGCTGGCAAGCCTAGCCGAAACAACATAGGCAAATGCCCTTTGTTTGGCATTGGGGTAAATACGGTCAAGGACTTAATTTTCGGTCGGTTAAAGATAAAAGAGACGGGGCCAGGTTATGTTCACTTCTCTGACAGGCTGAATGATGAGTATTTCAAGCAGCTAACGGCTGAAAAGAAGGTTTTGCGTTATCATAAGGGGTTCCCCAAAAGCGAATATATTAAGGTGCATACTCGAAACGAGGCATTAGATTGCATGGTGTATGCTATCGCGGCTTATGCTATACTAGGTGTGAATATCAACGCATTAGCGAAAAAGGTGGAGAAAGAGTTGGAGAAAAAGCCCGTTAAGGTTGATAAATCAATACAAAAACACCCTGTTTTGGCGCGTAAAAAGCCACGCCAAGGCGGTTTTGTTAATTCATGGCGATGAAATAATATGGCAAATGCATTTAGCGCACAAGACGCACCATCTACTGAGCCAGAGAGCTTTGTTATTGGTGATTTCGTACAGTGGAAACGCACTGACCTGTCCTCAGATTACCCCAACGATCAATATACTGCAAATTATGTGTCCCGCGATGCAAAAGGCGGCTCCCATGAGTTTACTGTTAGCGGCTCTGCAAACGGTGATGACTACCTGTTTTCGATTTTAGGCTCCGCATCTAGCTCATTTAGCGGTGGGCGACACCGATGGCAGTTGGAGATAGTCAGAAACAGCGACAGTGAGCGCGTGGTTATAGATTCTGGCCACTGGGAGATTGTTGTTGACCTTGATGATAGCAATGTTGACCCAAGATCACACGCCGAGATCATGGTTGACAAGATACAAAGCATTTTAGAGGGTAAAGCTGACTCTGACGTTGAGGAATACTCAGTACAGGGTCGATCATTGAAGAAAATGAGCTATCAAGAGCTACTTGACGCGAGAAAATACTACAAACAGGAAGTTAAGTCAGAAAAGCTGAAAGAGATGATTAAGCGCGGGAAAGGTAGCTCTGCCACAATAAAGGTGACGTTTTAATGGCTATTTCAGACATTTTTAAGCGCAAAAAAGTGCAAAAGCGGCGAGTGATGCCTATAGTGCCAAGAAGCTATGTCGCGGCAGGGGTTAACAGGTTATTTGCTGATTTTGGTGTTAGCGACAGCTCTGCCGATGGAGAGTTGCGAACGGCACTGCCTGTCATGCGAGCTAGATCGCGGGAGCTGTCTCGCAATAATTCCTACGTCAAACGCTATCTTGGCTTGCTAACCAAGAACATTATCGGCAAGAAGGGCATAACTTACCAATCAAAAGCATTAAACTCTGATGGAACCATGGATACAGGCGGCAACGAGCTAATCGAGTCGGCGTTTCGGGCATGGGGTCGTCTGGGTAACTGTACTGTTGATGGTAAGATGACATTTTGCGATGTGCAGAAGATGGCGGTTGAGTGTGAGGCGCGAGATGGTGAAGTCTTTATATTAAAGCACTTTGGCTCACAGTTTAAGGATGGTGTGGCGTTGCAGTTTATTGATGCCGACAGGGTTGACCATGATGTAAACAGGCGCTTGGAAAATGGCAACGAGATACGCATGGGTGTAGAGCTTGATGAGTTCAAGAGGCCAGTTAGATACCATGTGTTGCAAGATCACCCAGGCGATGCAGGTTTTCAGGCAAAAGCCGGTCAGAAGAAGTATATTAAAGTCCCTGCCGAACGTATGATGCACATATTTAAAGCGGAGCGCCCAGGTCAAACGAGGGGTGTGCCTCGAACCGCACCAACGATGAGCGCCATCAAGCAGTTAGATGGGTTTAAAGAGGCAGCAATCGTTGCGGCGAGAGTTGGAGCGTCCAAGATGGGCTTTTTTACGTCTAACTCAGGCGATGACTTTAATGCTGACGAGTACGATGGCGAGACTCCAGTAATGAACGCAGAAAGCGGTACTTTCACTCAGTTACCGGCAGGAATGGACTTTAAGTCGTTTGATCCTGGTTATCCCACAGGCGAGTTTGATCCATTTCATAAGGCAGTGCTCAAGAGCATTGCTTCTGGTCTGGAGATTGGCTATACATCATTAGCTAACGATGCCGAGGCGACCAGCTATAGTTCCATTCGGCAGGTGGCGCTAGATGATCGAGACTTTTACTCAGACCAGCAGGAGTTTTTTATTGAGCATTTAGTTCGACCTGTTTTTGAGTGCTGGTTAGAGTATCACCTGTCATTTGGGAATAGCCCAATACCGCTATCCCGATTTGACAAGTTTGCGTCTGCGGCAGAGTTTAGAGGCCGGTCGTGGAACTGGGTCGATCCACTAAAAGAGATGAACGCGGCTGTTACTGGATTGCATTCTGGTATACAGTCACTTCAACACGTTGCCGCGCAGTATGGTATGGATGCGGAGGAGTTGCTGTCTCAAATTAAGAAAGATAAGGAGCTTATGACGCAGTTTGGCGTTGAGTATGCCCTTGAGCCTTATAACGTGCCGAAAGCGCCAGAGGTTGTGCCTGATGAGGAAGATGACGAGGAAGAGTCTGCCGACACATCGGATGACGAGCTAAACCGAGCTTTGATAACTGCGCTAAGAGTTGTTGACTAATGAAAGCATCGCAAGTTGCTGCGCTGTTACTAGCTAAAATCAAAGAGCTAGACTCACGATATTCAGCTAACGTGTTGAGCCTGTCCGATCTTGTGTCTCAAGTAGAGGCGCAAAAGGGCGACAAGGGTGATCCAGGCGAGTCAATAAAAGGCGATAAGGGTGATAAGGGCGATAAGGGCGACAAAGGCGATCCCGGTACAGACGGGTTGCCGGGTAAGGATGGACAGCCGGGTAAAGACGGTGAGCCGGGAAGAGATGGTATTGATGGTACAGATGGCGTTGACGGTGTTGATGGCGTTGACGGAATAGATGGCAAAGATGGTAAAGACGGTAAAGATGGCAGGAATGGCCGCATTCCACGGCACAAGATACAGGATGGAGCTATTACTTTTGAGCAACGTCCTGGTGTTTTTGGAGAGCCGATTCGGTTTGTCCAGAATAATAATTATTACGGTGGAGGTGGTGGAGCAGCAGAGGCAAGTCTTGCTTGGATAGACTATGCAACTGGTTTTAGCTCCTCGCCCACACTGACTCAAACAATAGCCACTGGTGATGTGTACACTTACACCTACAGCAACGGGACGCTGTATCGGCTAGTACCAAGCGGTGCGGAGGCTGATGCGTTTTATAGTGCGTTTGCTGGTGGAGTTTTAAGCAATTTGGTTGCGAGCAAAGGGGTTAGTATTTAGATGGCTACGTTTACATATACCGATGTAAAACTGACAAATATTACTTATTCCACAGGAGCTACAAAGACCTTTAGCTACACAGGGGATACCCTGAGCTCTATAGTTTTAGTTGAATGTGCTGAAACCACAACAAGGACATTTAACTACACTGACGGTGTACTAACAAGTATTACGGAGAGTTAACCGATGGCATTTACAGGTACTTATAGTGGCAATACGCTTCTGTACATAACTCAGACAGGAACAGATACAGATTTAACGGGCTTGGCCTCTTTTACTTATTATGATTCTGCCTCTGTGTCAACGGCTTTAGGTTTTACGTTAGGCTGGGCAGGTTTGGCAATTTACTTTATTGATGTACCTATAATTATTAATGGTACTTTAAGTTATGACTCGTCAGAAGAATTACTTGCATTGTCTACCAGTTTCCCTGACGCTGGAAGTGGGTTTGATTTTGCTTTAAGGGTAACAGGTAGTGGAGCCTCCATGTCCGTAGGGGTACAGCAGAGTACAAACCCCAACGGTACGCCACGGTACTCAGAAGGGGTTGGTTTGGTAGTAGGCTTCGATTTTACTGCCCCTAGCCCATTAAATTACATTTGGAATGAGGGGATGTTAGTAGATGACTCTGCAACCTTAACAGTTAATGGCTCTGAGTTGCAGCTTGCAAGCCCATTAAAAATTGCAGCTAACAGTGGAATTGTAACTTTTAATGGCACTAGGATTGTTGATATAAACAATCGACCATTGAGTAAACAAACTATCCGAAACGAAGCGCCAGCAAGTATTTTGCGGTTAAACAATGTAGAATTTGACGCTAAGTTTCAGCCGCAGAGATTTATTAATTTATCTGGTTTAGATACATTTAGTGGTGTGTTTAAGAATAGTTATCTACAACCGCACAGGGTAGAGTCTGACCCTAATATACCGGCTGTGGGGGGTAAGGTAACGCTGTCTAATGTAATATTTGGGAATAATGCTAATTCTTATGATTGGCAATTAGTAGGTAATTCTACTACAGCTACAGATAATCAAGCTATAGAATTAACTAACGTAGATATAGGTACAGGTATTAGGCCCAATCAAGTTGCGCCAGGTGTTGTAAACCACCTAGCTATCTTTCAAAATATAAAAATCACTGTAAAAGACACCTCATTTAATGCTATCCAAGACTGTAAGGTAAGAATCCCTACCACTGATTCAACTAACAGAAACAACACTAATATAGGTGGGCAGTTTATAGGTAATTTAGATTTTACTGGGACTACATACGAAGAATATAGCGACCCTACTAATGTCAACGGAGAAACCCCGCAATATAAAGTATTAACGGGCAGGATTTGGAATGATAACCTAACAAGCACTACTTATACTTACGACTTATACGGAAAAACCCAAGTGGCGGGGGAAGATAAGTTTGATGTACAGTTTGTTAGTTATCTGCATAATCTTGCATCCCAAGAAGTAACGCTAAAAACCGCTAATGATATTGAGCTAGAGCGTGTATTAACACTAGATGCCTCTATCACAGAAACAAACAAGGCTACGGTAGATGCTTATTCCTCTCTCGACATTACGGCTAAACTGTACGATAGAGCGAAAGCAGAGCTTTTTGATGCGTACTCAGGTGAGTCTCAGACAACTGTTACACGAGTGGGTTCGCTAATAGACTGTAGAGCCTTAAATGTAGATATTGATGCCACTGCCTCTACCGCTTTTAGTTTAGTGGGAAATACATTAACAATTAAGGCTAGTGATTATACTGACGATATGACCACTACGGGCCTCATTACCCTTTCTAACGGAGCAGTATTCTCAGGCACACGCACAGACGCTAACGGTACAATATCCCCACCGCAACCCATAAGTATCACTAACATATCCGCAGGGTCACGCCTACAGCTTTACAATGGCACAACCTCAACAGAGACAGTAAACCAAGTGGTGTCAGGTACGTCATACACAAGCTCTTACACAGAGGGCGTAGAGTACACTGACGGTGACACTGTGCAATGGAAGCTGACCAAGCTAGGTAAAGACGAATTGACAGGGAATGTACTTGCTACAAGCTCAGGGTTTAGCGTACTGGCTGAACAAGTAGATAGCACTGTGTATGCCGCTATGGGTGTCGATGGGTCTACGGTAACTAAGTTTGCGGCTGACTACTCACAGAGCGATGTAAACCTTGTGATTGCTACAGATTGGACTATGGCTGAACTGTATGCTTGGTGGATGTATAACCTAACGACTGAGCAAGGTATCAGAGAGTTCTTTGGGGGTATCACTGCAATCGACCAGTCTAACTTTAGAATCAACACCTCTGTTGTAAACCTATACCTAGATAACAACACTAACGCTAGTTTTAAGCAGACAGATAACCGTAGGCTCTTCAGAGATACAGGCGATGGCTACCCCATAAAAGACCCTCCGACTAGCGGCTATGGGTTAGACGCTGTGTGGCGCAACACCATTCTTATAGCAGAAACGGAAACTTCGGGCCTTACCTCGGCTGAAAGCGCAAAACTAGATGACATCGCAAACGTCAAGGCTAAAACAGACTTATTAACCTTTACCGGCACAGACGTAAAGGCAACGCTAGATGGGGAAGAGGTCGCCACGGACGCGGCAAGCCGAGAGGCGAGCAAGGCCAGCTTAACAGGTATTGAGTCTGACTTGGAAACAATCAACCAAGGCGTACAAAAGTCAAGCATATTAGTGCCGCATACGGATAATTTGTAATAGTAAAGCCAACAAGTGTTACAATAGGTAACAAATTAAGAGGTGAATTATGTCAGAAAGTAATGATATAGAGATTGAAAAGGCCGTTGAGCCTGTTGAGCCTGTTGAGGCAACCGAGGCTGATGACACTGTTCGCGTAGATGCGAATGAGGTGGTTAAGCGGTCAATGAAGCTAGAGGCTAGAGCTATTGACGAGGACAGCCGTAGAGTTCGCATTGCTGTAAGCTCTGAAACGCCAGTACAACGGTCATTTGGTATGGAGGTGCTAGATCATAGCCCTGAGTCCATTGACTTGTCATTCTTAAATTCAGGTCGAGCGCCATTGTTGCTTGACCATGACCCTGAAAAGCAAAT